GATTTGATTCAAGAAAATGCTGGACAATCCCAAGGCAAAAGAAAGTCTTGCCAGTAGAAGACTCACCAGCGATAGCCGTGATCTTGTTTCCAGGGACACCTCCGTAGATTGAACCACTAACCAAAGCATTGAAAACATAACTACCAGTGTCAATGAAACCAGCAGTGTCTCCTGCTGCAACACCATCTGATACAAGTCCAGCATATTCATTACCAATCTCCTTTGCTACTTCCTGCAAAAAATTCACTCTTTGACCTCCAATAATGACGTGATAAAGTTAGAACGTTTCATGGCACGTTCAAACCATTGTGCTTCTTTGTGATCATCAAATACTTTTTCTTCTCGTGCTGAGAATCCAAATGCATTTTGATAAGTTACAATAAATCTCGTTTTCTTCATCCGAATAGGAACTCCAGTGATGCGACTTTTTCAGGTTGCCACCCAATAGTATCCATAATAACTTTGATCGGTTCAAGGAAACTCTTTGAGAATTGTAGATCATAGTCTACCTGTTTGTCAAGTCCAAACTCCTTCGGGAATGTATTCAGATAACTGATTACATTCTCACTAATCTTGTTTGGGGTCTTCAGATACACAAACTTGATCTTCTCACCATCTTGAATCAAAGGATACTTGTGAGTCAGTTTGTTTTTCTTATTATGGAAGTTGTAGAGCAATGCTCCTCTGACATGAATGGGTGTGCCTTTACCATAAATTGTCACGGGGTGTGACCACTTATTTAGATTGTTACAACCTCGTGGAAATGAAATATCTTCGATCGGCAACGATGTAAACTCCTCCCGAAAATCTGCAATAAACTTCTGTGCCTGCTCCTCAGACTCATTCATAATCACCTTCATACATTCCCTAATTGCTGTACGACATGCAGCAGGAGTAGAAGACTTTACTGCCTCCAGACCCATGATCTTGAGTTTAGGTTTCTCATAGCGAACACCCTCGCTATCCCAGACGTTGAGGATGTATCGTTTCTTAGCAGTCCAGATACCTTTGTTGGCGATGTTCTCTCGCTTCATGAACATCTTCTGTTCATAGGCACCAACGTAGTCTGCTAGTTCCTTGTAAGATTTGTCGATGTATGGTTCAATTCGTTCTTTACAAGCGGTGTCGAGGAAGTTAACGATCCTCTCTTTAGAAACATCTTTACCATCAAATACTGAGCGAACGAGTAGATCAAGACAGATATAGATGCTGTCAGTATCGGAAGCAATAACATAATCGTGATCCTCTGTTTTGAGTAGTTTGTTTAGATACTGATTTACTTTCCCTTCAATCCATCTAATCGAGACTTGCCCGCTAAGAGTAATCGCCTCAGCATTTGCAAGATTGTAGTATCGAAAGTATTGGTTTCCGATGGCACCATAGGCAGAATTGAGTTGGATCTTTCTTGCCATTTGGATGTTGTTAAATTTTGAGATATCCTTTTGTAGTGCCAAGGTCTCTGCAGGTGTGGTGGCATGTTCAAGAGCTTGCTTAGACTCAAGCATTCGTTTCTTGTAAATGGTCCTTTCATTGTAGATCTCCTGCATCATTTCGGGTAGGAACCCGTGAACATCTTTTCGATATTGTGCCCCATTAGCACAGACACAATATTCTTTATCAACATTTATTTGCTGTCCAAGTATTTTATCAACTGTTGCCGTGGGGTGGCGGGCATCGACAAGCGTCTCTGGCGAGATGTTGTACTGCATAATGAGATGAGGATAGAGGCTGTTAAGGTCAAAAGACACAACCCAATCATACTTTCCAGGAATCGGTTCCTTGACGTATGCTCCTGCATATTTTTCATCTTTCTTGGCACCCTTCTTCGGCGGAACAACAATATGTCGATCTGTAAGATAGTTATAAATCATGGTGTCCCACATACGGACCTGACTATACACATCTTCAAAGTTGACCTTTGCATCGTAACTCATCGTGATGGCAAGTTCAAGCAACTTCATCTTATCTTCCAGTCTGTCGATCAGTTCAACGTCTTGGATGTTGTATTCCATAAACTTCTGCCAATCAGAGGTATAGAAGTCTTTGAAGTTTTCGTATTCAGAGTGATCAACTTTTCTTTGACCAAGTTCGACGAAAGCGATATGGTCAAGTCTGTAAGACTCTTGACTTGAGTATGTAAACTTGCGATATAGATCCAGATAGTCAAGAATGTTGACACCAGAGATATCATAAGCATAATTTTTACGCCCTTGGACATATACTTCCCTCTCATTTGCACGGTTCCATGGAGACAATGACTTCATCCACTTCTCACCAAGAATACGATGAACACGCCGAGCAATGTACGGCACGTCATACAAATTAACGTTCCACCCAGTCAGAATATCTGGTGTGTTGTTTGCCCACCAAGTAATAAAGTCCTCAAGCATTTCATTTTCCGTCCAGAAAAATTTGCTTAGGACACCTTTGGGTGCTTCAAACTCACGCATTGCCCAGCAATAGTATTGCTTTGTCACCATATCTTTAACGGTGATAGACAACATCTCTTCTGCTGCTGCCTCTACATCTGGGAAACCGTTCTCGCACTGGACCTCAATGTCAAGTGCATAGATTTTCATTTGGTTGATGTTGTAGTCAACCTCTTCAGCAAACTCTTGCCGAATGTATTGGTATACGAATCGCTCGTATCCATGAACTTCAAAATTATCTACACCCTCATACTTTTTGATAAAGTCTCTTGCTTCTCTGGCATTCTGAAACTTAACAGGTGCCACATTCCGTCCGTCTAGAGTCTTGAACTTTTCTTTCTTCTTAGACAAAACATAAAGGGTAGGAGAAAAAGAGGTGCGGTATTGCACCGCCTCTCCGTCCTCATACCCTCTATAAAGAATAGTGTCACCAGCAAGTTGAATGTTGGTGTAGAAAGAACTCATAATGCCTTGTATGTCTCCAGCAATTTCGGTGCTGGATCCAGTATACTCATAACGCCCTCGGATGTCAAGAAAACATCACGTTGAGCACTATATCGAGGGAACGGGATGATGGTGTCTTCACCCGTAACCTCATAACAATTTTCGATTAGAAGACTAGGTTCTTCATCGAGTTCGGTAACTTTACCGATTAGATACTCACTCCTCTGATTTAGAAGAATTAGTTTGATTGGTGTTTCCTCCATCTGCCTCTACTAGTGAATTGTACTTGTCAATGACCTCTGGATAGGTCTCATATGCCGTAACTACTTCTTCCAACTTCAACAAAATTTGTTTGTTAGAAGAGAGCGGAACCCAAGGTTGAAAAAAGATATCAGGATCACTGACCTTGTTAACAACCTCTTGTTCATCATTCTCAACTAGAAGTTTAGGATCATTACGACCTTCCAACCATACAGTATATGGACTGTTCAGTTGAAACGCTACTGCCTTTTCGGGTTCATCCTTAGTTGTAACCTCATACAGATCACAGATGATGTCCTCACCGCTTCTTGTTCTTACGATTCTTACGCTCATTGGTTCTTTGTGAAATAGTAAATACTGCTTCCTTAAATACTTCTTTAAGGACTTTGGATTCTGATTGTTCTTTTTGCTCAGCGATAGGTCTGACATAACGCATTATATCATCTAAATGATTTGCTGGCAAGTCTAATGTTAGGAGATCAGATTCTCCATCATAGTTATTCGGTTTTAAGTTTAGATAGATGTTCATACTAACCTCAAATAAAAAGAGACCCTTTGGCGGGTCTCTTCTGTTGTACATTATATATCAATAATCATCAATGTAACTTTGACAAGTATCAGGATTTTTCCGACACCACTGTCTTACATAAGAGTCAGCGTCAACTTCCATAGTGTGATGTGCATGGTTGTGGAACAATCCAATTAGGATTAACATTCCTACCGACAAGATATTAAAGTGTGTCGCTGGATGCAACATCATCACCTTCAGGTAATGAAGAATTTTGGATCTCATAAACTTTGTGTTTCTGGTGATCAGGGATAATCCTCTGTAATTCTATCACTAGCAATCCATTGTTGAAAGTGACTGTGCCGATTTCGACATCATCTGATAGGTTAAACCCTCTTGCGAATGAGCGAGATGACACACCCTTATGTAGATACTCTTCCTCTGCCTTCTTATCTTTCTTAGATTTTACCACAAGAACATTACTTTCAGTGGTAACTTCGATATCTTCTTTTGACCAACCAGCAAGTGCTAATTCAATTCTCCACTTGATTTCTGATTCTTTGACAATGTTATATGGGGGATATGATTCGTTGACTGATCCCGTCCCATAGGAATGCAGTCTGTAAAATAAATCGTCCATGCCTACACTGTAGCGTTGTGTAGCATCTACGATGGCACCAAGATCTTTACTGGTGAACTTTCTAAGTCCAGTCATTTGTTATGCTCCTTTTATAAGCGAGTTTGTATGTGTGGTCCCCGAAGGCAACCGAAAATATTTATGATCACACTCAGTAATACATGGGTGTACATCCCGAACATATTTGTAACGTTTACCGCATATACATATAGTAGGATCCCTCTCGATGGAAAAATGAAGAAATTTTTACCATTCGTTATGTTATTGATGGCGACACCTGCAAACGCAGACATTACCCATCGATTGTCATCTAGCGTTCAACTGCAAGTGAATTCAGCAGCAACGCAAGCTACAAGATTAGGAAATTCCTATAGTATCACAGGTAATAATGTGAACACTACGGACGGTACGACTGCTGGCACAATTTCTACTGGCGCTGTCACTTCTGGTATCTATTCTCCTGGTGCTATTTCAGCAACTCAAAAAACTGCAGGAGAAGCATTCTCTTTCACTGCTTCGTTTACACAAGCTGATGTCATTCCTACTAGTGCAGCAACTACTGGAGAAATTCAGAACTTCGGCATCATGACAAGTAATGCAGCTGGATCTGCTGGAGACTTAGCTGGAACAATCGATTCTACAGGATCGATGGCATTGACGGCTGGCGGAGCAGGTACAAGTGCAATCGGACAGTTCTCTAGTGAGCTTATTATCAAGTAAGGAGAACCCTCGTGAACATCCTTTCTGGAAAGACCTCGTTATTTACTGCGATGAGTGTGGTGGCAATCCTGAGCACAGGTGCCACCGTCCGAGCAGTCCCCGTTGTCCCAAATTTTCAGCAGGGCCAAATGACGACTCACACAGAG